GGGTGGGAGATTATTTGGCGGGGACGATAAATAAACCAAGCGAACCAAAAATAACAGATGAACAGAGAAATGTTTTGGAAGGACTTTATTTGTTGGGTTATAGATATTTGGCTTGTGACGATATTCGTAATGCTTTAGTAGCTTACGAAACACGCCCCTGCAAAGCAGAAGCAATATGGTATGGTGGAATACATCCAATTAGTGTCAGCAACATAACAAAGGTATTAAACAATCTTTGTTCTTGGGAAGACAAAAAGCCGACCTCGATTGAGTGGTTGCTAGGCAAAAAAGATAAGAATGAGTAATATAAAAGTTTTCTTTTATTGAGAGAAGGTGAAACCAATATATAAATGTATTTGTGATGTATGCAGAAGTAATGAAGCCGATCAGCATTTTAAGGTTAAAAAACTTAGTGGAGTTTGGACTTGGAAAGGTCGTTATGAAGCATCTGAATGGGCTGAACTTGATATTTGCAATCAATGTTACGAAAAGTTTATTGGAGTAATACACGAAAGAGAAGATAGGGAAAGAATGATGGAAGCGTTTATCGGAAAACCGCACAAAGAAAACAACGACAAATAAAAATTTAGTTTTATTTATAGAAAGAGGTAGAATATGATGACAAAAGAGGAGATTTTGGAAGCAGCAAAGCACTGCGTAGAAACAGGAGGTATTTGTGAGAATTGTCCGTTTCGTATTAATAAAACAAATTGTGAACTTAGCTTCGCCAATTACATAAAAGAAAATGAGTCTAAACCTGTAATAAAAAATATACCTTCGGCAGAAAGCAACACTGACACTATTTATGAAAACGCTCAAATAACCGATGTGTCATTGGAAATAAACGATCATTGTCGCCTTACATTTTCTATAACTCTTAAAGGCTCAGGCTGGGGAGCTAGTTTTGGTGGTTATAACTTAGCTTTTTTCAATGGAACATCGTTTGAAGGTTCTGAAAAGGGACTTGAAACATTTACAAGAATTATGGACGTTGTGGGCGTTGCAAAATGGGAAGATATAAAAGGTCATTATGTTAGAGTAAAACAGGAAGATAGATTAGTTGTCGGAATAGGAAATATCATTAAAGATAAATGGTTTGAACCGAGAGAATTTTTCAAAGAAGATTGAAAATGAGTAAAAAAATTATACATGACTTACCAACACGATGCATAGACCCTGTAATGAAGTGTTGTCAGGATTGCGCTTTGGGATATCGTGAATATAGCGATGACGTGGAATGCTCTGCCGACCTAGCAGGCTGTTGCTTTGAAAGTGGCTGTACTCTCGGTTTCGATCAAGGCAGACCTGAGGACGAGCCGACAGATGAAGAGCTGCAAAAGTTTGATGAATGGATGGACAAAATGTACGATAAGAGAAAATAATAATTGCAGGGATAGGAGGTTAAAAAATTAAATGAAACTACAAATAAGACAGAATGTTTTTGAAACAAATTCAAGCAGTATGCACAGTTTGGTTGTTAAAAATACAGAAGATGAATACGAAACACATGGGGAAATCGCTTCTCAGATACTTATTAATGAAGGCACTTGGAGCATATGGGATGAAGATGCTTTAACATTTGGACGAACACCATTTAAGTGTTTGGCTACTTTCAGATTGAAAATTTGTTATGCCATAGCCTGTTTGTGTGGTTATTGTATGCAGTATGACAGCAAAGTTCATCTTAAAAACGCCGAAGAAAAATTCAATAATATCTTGAAAATCGTTCATGATGTTTATCCGGAGTGTACGAATATTGAACTCCCCATAGTTATGATGCGTGATAAGCGTAAGCCATACGATGTAACATTTTATGGATATGTAGATGAAGATATTCTAACACCATTCTTAAAAGAAGAAGGGATTTCGCTCAAAGAATTTTTGACGAATAAAAAATATTTTGTCATTGTGGACGGAGATGAATATTGTATTTGGAATAACATCAAGAAAACTGGTGTCATAAATAAAAATATGATTGCTAGAGAATATAAACACGGCTACGATTGGGAAGGAGTAACTAAGTATGAAAATTAAGATTAGAAGAAACGTTTTTGAAACCAACAGCAGCTCGGTTCATTCGTTTACATTTTGCACAGATTCAGAATTTGAACAGTGGAAGCGTGGAGAACTTATATTTGATTATTGGGAGGATAAGTTAATTCCTATTTCTGACATGAAACATGATTGTGACGAAGATAGATATTATACTTATAATCAATTTTTTGAAGGCTATGCTTTCGAGTATGAAACATTCTGGGATAACTGTACAACACCATCTGGAGATAAAGTTGTTGCTTTTGGCTATTATGGACATGATTAAATAAAAGGAGAATAAAAATGAAATTACTGGGTGTTTATAAAAATGGGAATTATACTACTATGATTTTTGACGATGGTACAAAGGTTCGCAAGACAGATGATAATGTTTTTATTCCAGATCACGTAGAAAACATGGATATAAAAATCACAAATTATTGTGATATGGGTTGTCCGTTCTGTCATGAAGGAAGTACACTTAATGGCTGTCATGCAGATATTCTTAATCAGAAATTTATTGATACGCTTCATGAATATCAAGAAGTTGCAATTGGTGGTGGGGATGCTACAAGTCACCCAGATTTAATTCCATTCCTCCGCAAGCTTAAAGACAAAAAGGTTATCGCTAATATAACAGTTAATCAGAAACACTTTGAGCAAAAGCAGGAGTTGATTAAATATTTAGTTGACGAAAAGCTGATTTATGGTTTAGGGGTTAGCCTTGTAAATCCGACAACAGAATTTATTGAAATGGTCAAACGTTATCCCAATGCTGTAATTCATGTTATCAACGGAATACTTACAGAAGATGACGTTGCTATGTTGCAGAATAATAATCTAAAAATGCTTATACTTGGTTATAAAGAACTTCGTAGAGGTAATGAGTATCTAACTCAGAAATATGCAACTGTTAAATATAATCAGCTATGGCTTTATAATAATCTTGATGTATTGTTTACAAAGTTCAATACAGTAAGTTTTGATAATCTTGCTATTGAGCAGCTTGAAGTAAAAAGACTAATGTCTGAGTCTGAATGGGAACAATTCTACATGGGTGATGATGGTTCATCAACTTTTTACATTGATATGGTCAATCACCAATTTGCTAGAAGCTCAACTGCTCCAATGAATAAGAGGTATGATCTTCTTACTTCTGTTGACAATATGTTCAAAATAATTTTAACTGAGAAAGCAGGTAAAAAAAGTGAGTCATAATCTACTGCAAGATATTCCTCAGGAAGAAAGAGATCGAATTGTCGATGCCTTTAGTGCTATTCCAAGTGTCTACCATGTGTCAAACGAAGATATGAAGAATGCATTAGAAAAGGCAGACAAGGCAGATGAGAAACTGCAAGAGATTGAGGAGGATTACGAATGACTAAAAGAGATTTGATTGTATGGCTTAAAGAGACAGCCGAAAATGTAATAGATGATATTTCAAGTAAAAAGGATAAGGCTCTTGAAGCTTACGAAGAGAAAGTCATCGAAGAAATCGGACTTGATGATATTGCAAATGAAATCCAGAAAAAATTTACTGAGATTAACGAGATGGTAAGAACATGGAAATCTGAGATCAATTCTGATTATCAAGATATTGTCTTACGCGATGATTATTATGGGAGTACAACTGGCTGCCGTATTCACCGCTATATTGATGAACCAACCGCAACCAAATATACTATGCAACATAGTGATTTAAGAATTAAAAACAGTAAAGGCTATGAAAAAATCTGTAAGCACTTTAATGAAATTATTAAGAAAACAGAAGAGGAATATAGGCGTGTAATTATAAACGTTAAAAGTTTAAAAACAGTTAAGCTTGGTGTAGAATATCTTGAATCGCTAGGTTTTGATTTAACAGAACTTAAAGAAGCCGATCAGAAACCACTCGTAACAGCTCTTTCAGTGCCCATAAATACTGATTATTTGTTCATAAAGAGAGATGATTCATGACAAATGAAGAATACATAATATCACAAATCTCAGAACGTAGTTTAGCCGATATGTTTAATACTGGCAATGTCTATTAT